TTTTGCTTTTGACATGACGTTTGCCCTCTTTGTCTTAGTTTTTCAATATAGTCAGTTAGATCGTCTGGGTGTATTCGATCCGAACGTGACGTCGTAGCTAATCTCACGACATTTAGATCACCGTTAATAACAGCGCGTCTTAATGTTTTTTCTGAGCAACCGAGATATTCGGCGGCTTCAGCGAACGTTTTTAGAAATGCCATAATTTAACCTGTATTAAGTGTAACTTAATATTTGCTGTTTATAAACGGACTGGAGTTTATATTTAGTGCTCATTCGACGGACGGCCTATGGTTCATTTAATGTTGCTGCTTTTTTGATCAGCTGTTATGTCGTCATTTTCATTAATAACTGTCTTGCCGCTATCTGATGCTCATTACTGAGTCGCTGCCATACAATGGCTTTTCCTGCTTCTCCTAGCTCCTCGGCAGCTTCCAGTAATCCGCCGCTGTCGTCGACTTCGATGCAAGTCATAAATAACGCTTCATATCGGTTGATCATTTCAGCGCCTTTGTGCTCCAGCTTTTTAACAAGCTCTTTCATCTTCACTTTTTGTCCCTTAGCAAATGAGCCATTCAGTGCGATCATTGCATTTAAGGGGATACGCTGAAAGAAAACATACATACCCAATGCATCATCATCGTCAATTAACTGCGTAAAGTGTTCATGCTGCTCGTCAGTAAAGTCGGGTGCATTTATTGGAAGATCCTCGCCCTGGAAAACAAACAAACCCAGCCCATGCATTGCAATTGCCTTTACCATTGCCCGCTGAATACTGGTATTTATTTCAAATGTTGTAGGTGTTGAGACAGGCCCATTTGTGTAATCAAGGACGGGATGAATCTGTGTCCTGACAACACCGTTAATGATGATGGACACTTCAACAAAGTAACCCAGAGGTGTCTCAAGATAAGGGACTTCATACTCAGGCTGAGAAAGAAGTGGAAAGTGCTTAACCTGTATGACGGCCTCCGGGTGATATTGACCTAATGCTTCTAATGCAAAAGGCCACGATAAATAGCTATAACTCCCCTTCTGTTTAAGATGTGGGCTGATATCAACTTCAGACAATATCTGAAAATAATTTTTCATGTTAATTTTTCCTCCGCCAGTTCATCAGCCAGCTCAGTGAGATATAAACTGATGAGTTCCAGTGTTATCTCCCCTAGCAATGATGCGCTGTTGTTGTTGTAACAGTATCTGATGATAGCTGCGTAATCATTTGATTCAGCCAGGGAGTCGGCAAGTGCCTCCTGGATCGATGAAGGATCTGTCCATAGGTCATTAAATATTTCTACTGATAGTTGACTTAAGTGCTCATTGAATTGGTCTTTCATGTCCTGGTAACCGTGATAGTAGTTGTACTCGCTTTTATCCATGACCAGTAAGATAAACTTGTCTTAATGCAAACTCAAGCATTACTTAAGTTTTTGTTATCAGAGAATTGTCGGTAGCAGAGAAGAATTAGGATGAAACGGATTAGAATTGGAGTTGAAACGTTTCCTTTTTTTTTACTGATAGAGAGAAGATTAGGGACGGAAACAATAATCCCTAATTCTTTATTTGATTGTTGTTTTTATTGACTATATTTCTTTTTTTTACTTCTTTTTGTTGTTTTTTTTAATTGTCATCGGCATTGCTTCCTCTAGCCCTACATATTTCATCAGCTGAATGTCACTGAGTGACTGGTCTATGGCAAGCCCTGAATAGAGAGTGTATAAGGCCTTGAAAAGGTTGGCTTTTCTTGTCAAGTTGCTTTCATCAAAAAAATTGGTTAAACCTTCTGTTTGAGTCAGTGTGGTAAATACTCGCGTCAGTAATCGGGAACTTAATTCTTCTCCTGCTTCAGGCCCAATGTCTATATTCGTCGACTCCATTAAATGTTCAATTGTTGTGCCAAATAATTTCGCTATATTTAATACAGTCTCAAGTTCCGGCGTCGTTGGATTCTTTATTGATTCCCATTGTGAAACAGCTGCATTACTTACCTTGCAAGCACGCGCAAGCTGGTCTTGAGTCATCTTCTTTCGTTTTCTGAATCCTTTGATATTGATAGCTAATAGCGTCATGTCGTTCCTTATGATGGCTTGTTATGGCTTATTAGTCGCCCATCTTAAGTGCTTCTTAACTTTTCCGCAAGAGGATAGGGAATCGAGACGCTTGTCTTTGCTGGTTTTTTCTTTTTTTTGTTAAATCGACTGAAATAGGGTGTTGATATAAACTATAGCCAGTCTTAATATATGCCTCATGACTAAAGCACCACTTGACCTAATACTCGAATTCACCACAGAGGCCAATATCGCCAGGTACTTCAACATCACTCCAGCCGCAGTTAATCAGTGGCGGAAAAATGGTATCCCAGCTGAACGCATTATTGGTCTTGAAAAACTGGTTAAGCGGCAGGTCTCTCGTTATGAAATAAACCCAAAACTATATCCGAAGGAGTAACTGTGTCTAATTCCTGGTTCCGTCTTTATCACGAGTTTACGACTAACACAAAGGTTCAGCGATTGAGTGAGGCTGATCAGCGCCGTTATCTTTTTACGTTGGCAGCGCGTTGTCGTTTAGGCGATAAGCCGTATGTCGACGAAGATGCTTCGTTTGAGCTGCGCATTAGCGATGAAGATTGGTTGGTATCAAAAGCCACTTTGATCAAGGCTAATTTGATTAACGATTTTAACTACCCAACTGGCTGGGATGAACGCCAATATGTCTCTGATTCCAGTACGGCTCGCGTTGCCAAACACCGGAGGAAAAAAAAGCAACAGGATGCCGTTGCTGTAACGCCCCCAGATACAGATACAGATACAGATACAGATACAGATACAGATACAGATACAGATGTAACTTCGTGTAAAAAAAAACTAGAGAATAAGCACGAAAAAAAAAGTGGTTCAGTGCCTTACAAAAAAATAATCGAACTTTATCATCGGTTGTTGCCTGAGCTGCCTGCTGTTGTGAAGTTGACACAAAGAAGAAAATCACAGATACATCAGCGATTTAAGGAAGACCTGGATAGCCTGGAGAAATGGGAAAATTTTTTTGCATTTGTTCAGCAGTCGGATTTTTTAATGGGGCGTGTTGATCCACCCAGTGGTCGAACCTTATTTCGAGCCGATATCGAATGGCTGACTAATGCAACGAATTTTACAAAGATAGCGGAGGATAAATATCATATTTGAAGCACCTAAAAAGGTTAATCGTAATCACTTAAGAGAAACACCAACATTGGTTAAGCGTTGTGGCGTTGAAGGTTGCAATCGACTCATGGTTGTTTACATGAAGGAGCATGATATTTCCCGGTGTGCTGTCTGTTATCAGCGTGATATTGACAGGGCTGGCAAGTCAGCCAATCAACTAAGCGCGCAAGGTTTTGATGTGAGCGATTGATATCTGAGGTTTTTGTAATAACTGGAGGTTGTTTGTTTTTTTAATCAATTAACTTAAAGATCAAGAGGGCATTAATAATGCGGGAATTAAAAATAATAACTGCAACTCACGACGGAATATTGAAGTCGTTAACTGTACCAGAGTGGTCACCAATTTTGGACGTATCAAAAAAGGAACTCTATAACCGAAAGACGATTGGATTATCTGATCAGGATACGGTTGATGGGGTATATAAAAAAGACAGGAAAAGAACAAAAATAAACGAGGAAGAACTGGCAGAAAAATACAGAGAATTTAATTTTAGTCATGGCATTGTTAAGTTGTGGAGGCAGAAAAATGGCATACGATAATACTAACCGGGGGGCAATGTGGCTCAACAATGATAGAGCGAGTGAGAGACATCCAGACTTTAAAGGATCACTCAATGTTGATGGCCTGGAGTACTGGGTCTCTGGTTGGGAGCGAAAAGCGAGCGCTAATCCAGCTGCGCCAGCAATTACTTTTACGATTGAATCAAAACAAAAAGACAGGGTGCTACACCGAGAGGATAAGCGGGAGCCGCCCACGCCAGCTGATTATAGTTTCGATGATGATCTGCCGTTTTAACTATCATTAACGTTGAGACTAAGGTCAAGAACTGACAAAAACCAGGGAGAGATTGTAAAAGTCTTTCGCTCTTTAGGTTGCAGTGTTCAACATCTTCATACTATCGGGAGAGGGTGCCCTGATATCCTGATTGGGTATAGGGGCATTAATTTGCTGGTAGAAATAAAAGATGGATCACGTAGACCCAGCGCTAAAAGGTTAACTGTGGACGAACAGGGATGGCACGATAGCTGGTTGGGGCAAGTATGCATAGTTGATAATACTGACAGTGCAATTGCGTTGATTAGAAAAGTAGATATTTAAAATAACTTAGCTAGATTTGACATATCTTTATCGATTTAGTTTTGACCAATAGGTGGATCATTAATTGACTTACAACCCGAACGAAATCTATCATGCGTTGTTAGTTTCAGGAGAGGATTATGCTGATAAAAAGGCCGCTTATCTGCTTTTGGATAGCATGACAAAACCCCAATTATCTGGTGCTTTTTATCGCACCATGGGGCAAAGTGCGACAGAGAAAAGAGAGCTAATGTTTCGCGACGATCTGTATGTTAAGCATCTGCATGTTGTTGCTGACGCCCGTCATGCCTATCTCTTATCGGACATTAAATACAAGTCGATGCAAGCCTTGGCGGACGCCAAACGCACAGAGGCAAGCACTCGACGGGCCGAGGCTAAGTATGTAAGTATGCAGCCATCATGATCCCCTCCTTTTTCTCTTTAAGTACCTTTTAAGTTCATAATAATCATATCGGATCGCTTTTTTACCGATCTTGATATACGGTATTTCTCCCTTATTCATTCTATCTTTTGCTAACATCGATACGGATATTCCAAGCATGTCGGCGGCCTCTTTTGTGGTGAGTAATCTTCTCTCTTTTTTATTTCTCAATTGTTTGCCCCTCGTTATTTTTTTATCTTTTTTTTTGTCTTCTAATCATTATTTATGGTTGATGTCGGTACTTTATGATTGATCTGCTGTCATCTTTATTCCTGTCGTTCCCGGCTTCAGCTTTTATTTGATGTCTATGTGTCTTTATTAAAAAATAGTCTTAAGCAGTACTATACATTATGTCTATTAGTTTTTGGTATTATAGTTATGGCTTGCTATTGGCATTGATGGGGCTTTCGGTGAAACATCTAACCTCATCGGGTTTCTGTCAGCGTTTCTTTTTTGTTTCTTTTGTTACCAGGGGGACTCATGCTCAAAACACCACCATTTCGATCCAGGACATATCTCGATTACATTTCACGCTTGCCTTGTTGTGTTACTGGCCGCGAGGGAGACCGCAACGATCCGCATCATATAAAAGGGCGGGGGTATGGCGGCAGCGAAAAATGCTCTGATCTTTTTTGTATTCCAATAAGTCATGAACTGCATCAGGAATTGCACCAGATAGGCTGGAAAAGCTTTGAAGAGAAATACAATGTATGCCAGATTCTTGTTGTTTTGAAGACAATTCAAAAGGCTTTTGCTGAGGGGGTTTTAAGTGAATCCTGAACTTTTGCGGCTACTTAATCCGAAAACAGCCCGGCTGGATGGGGTAAATAGAGGTTTGCCGATGATAACGACGGATGATATTAATTCTGCATGTGCAGGCGCTGATCAGATCGGTTTGGATCTGCTTTTGTCTAAAGTCTGTGACGACCGGGCAGCTCAACACAGGGCTTTTTATAGTCTGTATCAGGAAGTCGTTCAATTAGCTGTCGATAAACACTGGAAAATAAGGGAAAAAGGACAAGAGAAGATCCGCAGTTTAACGCAATTGATTCTCTTTGAACTGACTGCTGCGCCTCGCTGCCCTAAATGCAATGGAACTAAATTTAATAAGCGATTGAGGCCTTGTCGATCTTGCAATGGCACCGGTTTTTATAAGATAAGAGATGCTCAGCGCGCCAGAGCATTAGGGATAAACTCCAGCACCTGGAACAGAGTCTGGGCTTATCGTTACGCTGAGGTATTGTCGTTAATTTTGAATCATGAGACTAATGCGCTTAAGAGTATTGGTCAAAAACTAAAGCGTGACTTGAGTTAACGCAAAGATAAGCGTACATTGGTCATAAGAATAGGGATTCTATACCTCTCTTTTTTTTAGATCCCTGTGAATATTAGCCCGCAAGTTAATGCGGGCTTTTTTTATGATTTTTTTTGCATTGGGCGTAGTAAGCACTTTAAAAAGCTTATTTCTCTATCAGGCATAGGTCTAAATGACACGTTACTTGTGGGTTTTAGCCAACTATCCAGGGTATTTTCGGGCAATTCCATGATGATAGCTGTTTTTTTTCTGGTTAAACCGTAGTCTTTCATTAGTTGCCGAAGTGTTTCAGGGTTACTCATTCTCGATTCCTTTAAATCGTTGATATGTAATACGCTTTGTAAGTGGATTAGCTGTATTCTACTTCAGGTCATAATGTGTCACAATACACAGGTCTTGCAAGACAGCCCGCCTTTCTGAGTTTGCCCTCTTAAGGTGGGTTTTTTTTTGCCTGCCAAGTAAGACGCTGATGATTAAAACAGCTAACTATCAGCGCGTTACTAACTGGAAAAGACATGGCCATCAACAAACGCATAATCCATGAATAATTCATAAGTGAACTGTTTCCAGTCGAAATATTTGCTTGTGTCCATACCACATCCGTCGGCGTAGTTTTCGGCAAATGACTCCTCGCTGTCATGCTCCCCCTGGTAGCAGTCTTCAAAATCTGACTGAGTAGCATATTCCTGGCCGCGATTAGATACATAAGCCGTCCAGGCGTCGCCGTGTTCCGCCAGTTGTTCGGCTAACTCGGAGACTACCTGAAGGCTTGTATATTCGCCTACGTCGATTCCATTGGTGTCGTGAATCGCAAACTCTTCCGCCGTGACGGTTTGTCGCAGATTGTCAGAGTCGCACCCAGGACAAGTTTGTTTAGCAGGATTGTCCCAGCCGTTAATGTCTGACAGTAGACGCCCGTGCAAAACAGAAACGGTTGCATAATGTTCTATATGTCCGCAATTGTTACACACAGTACAGGGGATGTTTGATTCTGGTGATTCAAGTAACAGGTTATAAACTTCGTTATTTAACTCTTCCAGGGTTTGGTTCGCGTCGATCCACTTGCCGCGTAAAAAACCTGCATTGTATGCCGCTAAGTCTGCAATATAAATTTGAGTTTCCATAGTCGTTTGCCCTCTTTATGGTGCCTGGCAGTATTGCCATCAAAACCGGCTACAAGGTAACCGGCTTTAATTGCTACACTAATCCGCGTACTCGTTAATGGTGTAACCCATAGTCAAAGCGGCTTCTGTTAAAGCCTGTAAGTAATTAGTGTCACTGGAATAGTTGCCAGAAAAACAAGTATTACGCGGTACAATTCGACGCAAGACTTCAAGTCTAAAATTATTAGATGTCGCCAGCATTGATTTTTTAAGTGGATAAAACAAAAGCTCACTTGTCTTTAATTGATCAACATAAAAAGCGGCCTGGATCTGTATGGTATTTTCTGGACTATTACCGCTAGAGACACGGTTAGTTTTTTGACCATAGTATTTACTGGCTGTCTTTAATTGCTTAAGAAAATAATTAAGCCTTTCAATACCGGTTTTTATTTTATAGTTACCCTGGCGTCCATTATCTAATTCAAAGGGGATGTTTAAAAAATCAGGTAAACTATTTTTACCCCCTAGTGTGTTGATGTGATTTTTTACTGTTAGCTCAGTTATTAATGTGTTCATGACTTATGCCTTAATATGATTGACGCGTTAGAAGAGCGGATAAGTTTTCAAGCTTTTCTAGCTCAATGGCTTCTATTGGTGTTAATTCATCGAAGCCAATAGGATCAACCGCTTCAAAGTAGGACTGGCACAAAAGCAGATCAATATCGATTACTTGATCATCATTAACCAGGGTGATTTTGTCGCCGTGCATACTCTGAGCGGTTCCGGTGATCTGTGAGCCATCATTTAAAATGGCGGTCATGAGTTTAGAATGTTGCATAAAGTTTGCCCTCTTTACTGGCTTAATTGCCACATAAACCCCCTTAACAAAACAGGGGCTTAAATTGCTATTAAGCAGCGGCTTTCAGTTCAATGGTTTTGTGTTTGCCCTGGATGTAATCAGCGGCTCTTTGTGCTTTCGATGCGGCCTGGATGATTAACTTACTGTCTTGCCTTAATCGCTGAGACCAGCTCTTGATATATGCGGCGCTATTATCAATTGTGGTTTGCTCTATCCCAGCAACACCGCAAAGCATCGCCGCGCTGAATTCGGCGACTAATTCTTCTTTGCTGTATTCGTGACTGCCAAAATGCGCATTGTTACTGGTTAAGGTCTCCCGGTTCAGTCGATTAATATGGCCGGTACTGTGTGACAGTTCATGAAACAGCGTTGAATAATAACCAGCGTCATTGATGAACAACTCAGGGGCTGGTATTTCGATTCGATCCTGGCTCGGCGAGTAAAACGCTTGCGGCCCATTCTTAATGCCTGGTTTGTCAGCAAACCCTTTAACTAGATTCTCACAAGTTTCTATAGGGGAATGAGTCCGGCTCGATTCTGTTTTTTGCCAGTCGATGCCCTCTGTTTGTTCAAGGTTAAATACCGTGTAATAACGAAGGATAGGAATATTTTTATCTTCACCTGTATTTCTATCTTTATAAGGTGACATCTTAAAAAAGATAATCATTTGACCTTTTTCGCCCTTTTTAACATTACCTTTTAATTGTTTCGCTTGCTTGTAAGTTACCCAGTGCGGGCACGAATAACCGGCGCTATTTAATAGAAAAGGATTAATACCGGTGTACGCTTTTTTACTGACAAAATTTTGGATCTCGCCAGAGTTAACCCACGGTTTACGCCAGGGGATAACACCAGCTTTTAGTTGATCAAGAATTTGATTGGTAATGATCTCGTATACTTTACTCATAAGTTTGCCCTCTTATTGATATTGATTTTGCTTGAATTCACTTACTAAATAAATTCGAAGCCTGGTTAATTAAAATTCGTATGTCACGCCTTTGTGCTCAATACACGGGCAAGCTTCTTGCTCTATATGCTCAAGTAATTCATCAAAAGCATATTCCGTGTCATATCCGCATTTAGTCATTAAAGAGCGAACAAACTCTTCTGATAATTCGGTTTGTTTTGTGCTTGTTTTGGTGTGTATATAACATTTTAAAGTTTTCATAATTTGCCCTCTATGGTTATAAATTATCATAGGTACTCAGTACCTGTCAACAATAAAGATATAATACGGTATAAAAATATACATGAACGATAAAACAGCGCCAGGTAAGCAAGCCGTCGAATTGACGGAAAACACTATAGATAAAGGGATTAGACTAAAACCGGAAGAGATTGACGAGCGATACATTAACGCTTATTTAGAGCATCCTGAAAGAAGTAAAACATTTGCTTTGATCGCCGCAGGTCATCCTAATCCTACAGCGCAGCGCGCCTATCAAATACACGAGCGCCTACTGAGTCAAATAGATAAGGGCTTAGATAAACTTATCTTGCAAGATGCTGCATTAGGTCGATCTGTTTTAGTTGACCTGGCACTTAATAGTGACAGTGACGCGGTAAGAGGATCAAGCGCCAGCAAATTAATGGAGTACGCCGGAAAACAAAAACCCGACCGCCTTATTGTGGAGAGTCGAGAGCCGGAAGATATAGACGCCGAGATTGCTGCAATACAAAAACGCATACTTATCGCGCAAGGTGAAGAGGTGCCAGATAGTGAGCTGCATTAATAAGAAGGAAAGAACATTACTACCAGGAAGAGCTTAAAACGTTAGTTAACGTTTAGTTGACGTCTAGTTGACGTTAATTGAAATGTAGAGCGTCACCCTGAATGACTATCTTTGTTACTCACTCACACATCTTTTTTCTACCAGGTGACGGGGTACTGATAAAAGCCTGGGCATTAACCAAAACAATGGTCAGATTTATCAACAAACAAACAAACATCAGCTATTTATCGAGCCTTTTACACAAAAAACAACACATAAAGCGCTGATAGCCTTCTATAGCGGCATTTAAAACGGATTGATAGTCCGTTTGATGCCCTGCAACCGGGGGCCGCGTGGGTTTCTCGCGCGGCGCGATGGGCGTCGACATAGCTCGTTCTATCATTTCGGGGAAATTAGGCAAATAAGAAATCCTTGTTTTTCAACAGCTTAATTCCCATCCTCTACTACAGATATCCCGGTGCTATATGAACAATCGACTGCACAACGCTACAAACGGATATCAGGGAAAGGCTAAACGGGTGCTGTGTATATGCAGTGCCGGACTCTTGAGAAGCCCCACCGCCGCAAACGTGTTTCACAGGGAGTTTGGGTTTAATACCCGCGCCGCTGGGTTGGAGTCGAGCTTCGCTTTGATACCGGTTGATGATGTTTTATTGCACTGGGCCGATGAGATTGTGTGCATGGAGGCATACCAGAAAGAGGCGTTAGAAAAGCGCACAGACACACCGATCATTAATCTGGGTATTCAAGACAGCTTTGAGTATATGGATGAAACGTTACAGACAACGATAAAAGAGCGGTATTTGAACGGGAAAAAGAAAACAGCAAAACAGTAACTTAACTAATCCCTTACAGCAATACCGTTATCTGTTTGGGTCAACGTTATCGCGAGTTACTTTGGTTTTGCAGGATTTTCTGATTGATATGCTGTTAAGCATAACTTAACATATACCCTTTAATATTAAGAGGTATTGCTATGCTGAGATCTAAAAATAGACGAGAAGAAAACCGTAATTATTTTCACTATGGTGTGATGACATCTCAACTGTATGACCTCTCTTTTGCTCAGGAGCAGGTTATGAAGATAGTGAAACGCCTCAGAGCCAAACCGAACAGGAGCGTCGTGGATATACTGGATGCGTATGACCAGATCGATATCTTGATGTTTGAGCCGAGGAACAATGTAACGATCCATAAGAGTTACGAGGAGATAATGCAAACGTTTGACTATGTTTATCCTCGATTAACGCGCCGAAATCGCCGACACAAGGTATACACCACGCGCCAGTGTTTGAATTTTCTGTCACCGATATGGACATCATTTAGTTAACCTGTAAAGGCGCAACGACACTTCGGCTGCCTGTTTAAGTTATCTAGACAGGTGGCGCTCGCGCAAAAAAAAAGAAAAAAACCAGTTCGCCATTCGACAGGTCGGATTAATGTACTTAATTCGATCCTGTTTTTTTAAGAAATAGAAAAGAAGAGAATCCAATGAAAAAGAAAAAGATACCTATTATCCTGGCAGGCATCATCTTACTGACAACCTTAATGCTACCCGGTATTTCTGTTTCTGCTCAGGAGGAGAAATGCGAAACACAAGATAGAGATCGAGCGATAAAACTTGCCGCTGAAAAACGTCGAGACGCTCTCAAAGCATGTCTTGATAAAGAATGTATCGAAAAAATTATTTATGAGTTCTATAACCCTAATAGATAAGCGCTGCTTATAATTCTTTATTTCATTATCTTCTATCATTACCCCTAGCTTTTCTACACCTTCTCTTAGCTACAACGCTCCCAGTCATTATATGTAATAGGCACAAATATGGACGATAAAACCCGTATTGTTGAGCTATTGCGCGAGCAAGAAAAGTCAGTACTTGAACATCAGATTAATTATTACGACCCTTATTCTTATCAGCTTGCCTTTCATAACGATACCGAAAAATTCCGCTGTCTACGGGCTGCTAATCGAATAGGAAAAACCCACTCCGGCGGCGCAGAGTTGAGTTATCACGCAACGGGACTTTACCCTGAGTGGTGGCAAGGGCGACGCTTTGCTAAACCGGTAAAAGCTGTCTGTGGTGGCAAAAATAACGAAAAAACACGCGACATTATCCAGGCTGCACTTTTTGGTGATCCGACAGATGTCAATGCCTGGGGCACTGGCTGGATACCAAAAAAACTGATTGGTCGGGCGATGCGAAAACCCGGTGTCCCGGACGCTAAATACCACGTTCTTGTTAAACATGTTTCAGGTGGTTATTCCAAAATTTCCATGCTGGCTTACGACATGGGAAAAGAAACCTGGATGGCGCACAAAGCCGATGTCAATTGGCTCGATGAAGAGCCGCCCGAAGATATTTTATCTCAGGCCGTGCGCTCCATTATCGACACGGGCGGCATCATTTATATGACGTTCACACCAGAGAATGGAACAACCGGTGTAGTCAAGATGGTTCAGAATCAATGGTCTATGCATGAGGCAGGTTGGAAGGATGTTGTCGGTGATGATTTTGTTATTGATACCGCGTCGCTTCATTACGAATTTAAAACAAGATACACACGCAAAGGAAAGCGAGGTCATTTAACGAAGGACAAGATTACCGACGCTATAAAAGCCATGATGCCGCATGAAATAAAAATGCGAGCCGAAGGTATTCCATTACTGGGAACCGGGTTGGTGTTTCCTTACTCAGAAGCAAGTATTACCTATGATGCTTTCGATCTTCCTTCTCACTGGCCTCGCATTGCGGGAATTGATTTTGGTTATACCCATCATACCGCCGTCGTTTGGATGGTTCATGACCCTGACACTGATGTGCTTTATATCTATGACGCAGTAAAAATAAACAAAAGAGAAATCAACGAAATCGCGCCCTTTCTGAACGCGCGTCCCTCCCTTTGGGTGCCGATTGCATGGCCCCATGATGGCAATAAAAATTTTGGCATGGGCGGTTCTATTCAAAAGCAGTATCGAGACTATGGCATTAATTTACTTGACGATCATTTTACAAATCCCCCAAAAGATAACCAGATTGAAGGCGCGGGTGGTATTCAAATAATGCCTGGCATTGTTGAGATGGCGAACCGCTTTAATGACGGTCGATTGAAGGTGGCCAGTCACCTGTTTGAATGGCTGGAAGAGTTTCGCAATTACCATCACAAGGACAATAAAATTGTCGATCGTGATGATGACTTAATGGCCGCAACTCGCTACGCCGTTCAATCGGTTCGCTTTGCTGAGAAAGAAAATGCGACACCTGTTTACAAATCCAGTAGCCAGGACAGTGCTGGCTGGATGAGCGCATGAAGCCGCTTAAAGGTAAGAAATACGAGAAGATTGTTAAAGAGGCGATCAAACGATTCAAGATCGCAGTTGATGCCGAGATGGATAATCGATCACTCGCGCAAGATGACATTGATTTTAGAAATGGCGATCAATGGGAGGACGGTATAAAACGGATCAGGGAACATGAGGGACGCCCTTGTCTAACCATAAACAAGTTAGAACAACGCGTTGATCAAGTTACAGGAGATCAGCGAATGAATCGAATGGGCGCGGTTATTCGTCCCCTGGATTCAACCAATTCCTATACCGAGCGAGTACCGGGCCGAAATTTCACAATGGCCCAGGTTTACTCAGGCATTATCAAGAATATTGAATCCACTTCAAATGCAAAAAGCGCTTACGATATCGCGTTTGATCAGGCGGTGGGTCACGGGTTTGGTTTCTGGTCAATAAAAACTGAATACAACGACGATGACTCGTTTGATCAGGACATAAAGATTCGCCGCATCAATAATGCCATGCGTGTTTACCTTGATCCCGCCGCACAAGAAGTCACTAAAAAAGACGCGATGTGGGGATTTATCACTACGATGGTCGACAAGGATGAGTACCCCGATGCCAGTTGGGAGATTGGTATAGGCGAGGAGCAGTCACTTTGGTTTGATAGCGAAAAAGTACGTATTGCTGAGTACTTTCGCCGTGTTGAAGTGGAAATTGAAATATGGAAAACGCGCGCGGGTGTGCTTCGTGTAAAAGATGATGACATGGATATTCGCGATGAATTGATGATGCGCGGAATCAATCCCGATAAGAAACGAATCGCAACCACCTATAAAGTCGAATGGTTTAAGTTAAGTTCAAATGAAGTTTTTGAAGAGACCTTATTTCCCTCAAAGTTTATTCCAATCATTCCCTGTTACGGCAAAGAATTAAACGTTAATGGTGAGACTATTTACCGGGGCGTTATTCGTTATGCCAAAGATCCTCAGCGCATCTACAACTACACCCGAACGGCCAGTGTTGAGCAAGTAGCACTTGCGCCAAAAGCGCCCTGGGTTATTGAAGAATCACAAATAGGTAATCACAAACAGGTTTGGGAAAACGCGAATGTTAAAAACTATTCGATGCTGCCTTACAAAAACAAACCCGGTGTGCCTCCGCCAATGCGACAAGCGCCCCCTCAGCCTTCTAGTGGCTGGATCAGCGAATCGCAAATCGCCGATCAGGATATCGACGCCTCAAGTGGCATGTATAAAGCATCACTGGGCGCGCCGAGTAATGAGCGATCCGGTAAGGCTATCAATGCGCGAAAAGTGGAAGGCGATGTCGGTACTTATCATTACCACGATAATCGCGCGTTAAGTCTTCAGCATACCTACGAGATTCTTGTCGATATGATTCCCCGCGTTTATGACACTGCGCGCGCAGTTCGAATTCAAACACCGGATGACAAAGAAGAAATAATAAACATTAATCAGGAAATTTTTGATCGAGAAACCCAGCAATGGATAAAAGCGTATGACCTCTCGATGGGCAAATACGATATTGCGGTTGATGTTGGCGCGTCGTATACAACCCAGCGTCAAATGGCCTCTGAAAGCATGATGGAATTAATTCAATATGCGCCACAACTGGCGGGACAAATAATTGACTTAATTGCGAAGAATTTAGACTGGCCCGGCGCTGATGAAATTGCTGAGCGACTAAAAGATAACCGTCCAACGATGGATCAGATGCAGCAGCAAATTCAGATGGAAACACAAAAAGCAGTACAGGGCGCACTCAATGGCGAGCAGCATCAACTTGATATGTTTAAAGCACAAACCGATCGAATGTCGAAAATAAGAAAAGCCGAAAACGATGACGACTCACTAGAAGTTGAGTTGCTCAAGTTACTTGAAACGGCCAATTATGATACCCGAAGCCAAGTCCTCCAGCTTATTAACGAGTTAAATGAAGAACAGCAAATGAGCGCGCCCGTTGCGCGAAACTCCCAACAACCACCACCCATTAATAATCCACCACAAGGGAACATACCACCAGGTGTTCCAGGGCAATAATAATGAGCGAAGAAACACAAATAGAAACCGATGCGATTGATGAATCTATCGATGATATTCAATCGGACATTTCTGAGGAAGCCACTGATGCTGGCGATATTGCACAAAGCGATATGCAAGCTGAAGAGGAACCTAAGTCAAGATCTCGCAATCAGAACGCAAAAGCCCGCTTAAAGCGAAAGCTCAACGAAGCTGAACAACGTAATCAGCAGTTGGCTGATTTAATTAATAACTATACCGCACTTGAAACAAAAGTAGACAGTGTGATTAATCCGCCAGCCGCAAGACCGGACAGGGTTGATTTTGAAACCGAAGAAAATTACGAAGACGCATTGTATGACTGGCGACAGCCTGCAAAAGCTGAAGAGAAACCTACGCCTACTCATCAGGGATCACCTGCGCAAAAAAGCTTTGCGACAGATGAAGTTCGAGAGCACTGGCTTGATCAGGTTGATTTGGCGAAAGACAAATACAGCGACTTCGATGAAAAAGTAAAGTCAATTCCGCTTGCCAGCATGACCGATGTTATGACGTTAAGCATTATGGAATCTGATTGTGCGGGTGAAATCGCTTACTTCCTCGGTGACAACTTACCTGAAGCTGAACGCATCTCACGATTGAGTCTGGCTTCCCAGGTGAAAGAAATCGACAAACTTGGAAACAAGTTTCAATCCAATACTTCAAGTGCCCCCTCTCCAATCGTTCCCACTGCTGGCGCAGATTCTCCCGTTGCTGATTTATCAAAAATGTCGATGAGAGACTATGCCGCGTATATGAATAAAAAAGAGTACGGAGGGTAATATTTTTAGGAGTCAGAAATGGCTAATACTAACCTCACGATTGATCAGATTACGCGAGAAGCACTACGCATACTGGTTAATAATCTGGGCTTTGCCCGTAACACCAACAAAGAATACGATGCTTCTTTTGCAAATGATGGCGCAAAAATAGGCGACACTTTACGTATTCGAAAACCCGCACGTTACACCATCCGAACTGGCGCTGCTCTTAATGTTCAGGATCACACTGAAACTAAAGTTGATTTGCAGCTCGATACACAGGCCGGAGTTGACGTTAACTTTACATCAAAAGAATTAACGCTCGATATCAGTGATTTTTCCAGTCGCGTTTTAAAACCGGCAATGGCGACCATCGCAAATAAAATCGATCTTGATGGGTTGGCTTTATATAAAGATGTTTACAGTTCTGTCGGAACACTCGGTACACCGCCCGCAACAGCCGCAATCCTTTTAGATGCGAATCAGGTAATGGATGAGATGGCAACCCCGCGTGATGGTCAGCGCTGCCTGGCTGTTAATCCTGCTGGCAATGCTTCGTTAGTGAATGGTCTCAGGGAGTTATTTCAGTCCAGTGGCAAACTCGATGCGCAGTATCGCAAAGGCATGATGGGCATGGATACATTAGGTTTCAAAGAAATCTATATGGATCAAAACATCAATACGCATACGACTGGTGATTCGGGTGATTTGACCTGCGCAGTAAATGACACGGTTATCGAAGGCGATAGTGTCATAAGTATGAATACGTTTAGTGTTGCCGCACCGACTGTTAAGAAAGGCGACATTTTTACGATCGCAGGCGTGAATGCTGTCAATCCACAAAATCGCTCATCTACTGGAACGCTGCAACAGTTTGTTGTGACAGCGGACAAGATTGGAAGCTCTAACGCGATTGCTGATATTGCTATTTCGCCATCATTTAAGGCAGCTGGTGCATTCCAAACAGTCGACGCCTTACCTGTTGATGACGCTGTTGTTACTTTTTATGCGACGTCTTCAAGTCAGTCACCACAAAACATTGCTTATCATCCTGACGCCTTCACGTTAGGTACAGCTGACTTGTTAATGCCAAAAAATGTGGATTTCGCTTCACGTCAAGTTCACGAAGGAATATCAATGCGCATTGTCAGAGATTACGACATCAACAATGACGCAATGCCTTGTCGGATTGATGTGCTCTATGGTTGGAAAACGCTTTATCCAGAGCTGGCTTGCCGTATCTGGGGTTAATAAAAACGGGAGGATTTATTCCTCCCTTTTTTTAAGAGGAATAAAAAATGTCTTTAGAACAATTAGGAACAAATTCAACAGATGGATGTGTTGCCCCCGGTCTGCACCAGAGCGTAATTCAAAACGTTGGGACAACCAGGCAACTATTTGCTGATGAATCCGGCTCACTATGTCTTCTCGATTCGGCTGGCGGTGTTATTTATACATTACCTGCGCCCGTTGCGGGTATGCGGTTTGAGTTTTTAGCGACAGTCGCTGTTACTGCATCTGATGTTTATACCGTTATCACTAATGATACGGCTGCTGTCTTTTTGGTTGGTGGTGTGATTATGGGTGATGTCACTGTAGCAACATCCGGCGATTATTTTGAAGCGGACGGTTCAACCATTGTTGCCTTAACGTCGAATGGCTCAACAACAGGTGGCCTTCTAGGTGAGCGCTTTCAAGTGACGGCTATATCAACAACCCAGTGGGTTATTGAAGGTGTTTGTCACGGAGCGGGAACACTGGCAACTCCATTCGCAACAGCTTAAAAGCAAACACAGGGACGTGTATAACTGAGTATTACTATGACTTCAAATGTAGCTCCACCAGGTTATTATCACCAGAAAATAATTCAAAATGTAGTCCTGTCGAGAAAATTAAATGCCTATGAGTCAACAGCCTTATGTCTCTTTGATTCACCAGACGGTATCACTTATATATTGCCACCAACGGAAGTTGGCCTGGTATTTTCTTTTTTCAC